CCATTTAATTTTGGAAATTTAACCTTTCAAAAAAATAATTATGTTCCTAATTTGAATCATAATTCTCTTATTATTTTTCCATCTTATGAAATTCATAAAGTTTCTCAAATTGAAACCGAAACAGAAAGTAATGAATATTTAAGGTTATCTATAAACAAAAGATATTGGATTTTACCATAAATAACCCTATATGGATACTACATATGCTCTCTACACAATATAGACTTCGTTTGGAAGCAATTTGCAATAAAATTGCTTTGCATGAAGAAGTCAGTTTGGAAGATATGATTTGGGCAGAAAAACTTGCAAAATCAAATAGATCTGCCGCAACCATTTTACGTCAAGCAAGAAGAAAAGCAGAAAATCCTGACATGCAAAAAGGAGATATGGATGATTTTTTGAATCAACTTGATATTGGCGGAACTGGGCATGAATCAAAAGGAATATCTAGATTTAATAGTGTTGATGAGATTGTAGATTTTTTTAGTGAGGGAAGAGATAAACCAGAAGATTGGAGACAACGTGACTGATTTTATTCAGTTTGCATCTCATGAACTTTATTTGTTTGTTGCTTTTATGTGCGGTCTTGTGCTAGGATACATGGTAGGTAAACGTGAAAGTGATGTCTGAAAAGCAACCTAATGATTTTGGTAAATCCCTACAAGAATGGTGGGATTCTGATGCCTGCAAACAACTTCAAAAGGATCTTGAAGAAGGAAAGCAACGTGCTGTAGGGAAGTATTTTATGCTTTCTGAAGAAGATAAACTTGATATGGTTCAGGCAATCTGCCACATTATGTGTAAGGCAGAAGAAGAAGGAACTAGTCATCGTGGACTTCAAGATGCTCTGGGGATCTATCCTTCTGGTTTCTGGGTAGATCATCTTATGGATGTTCATAATGCCTTGTGGAGTTACTACCACGATAAGAAAAAAGAACAAGAACTCAAAGATGATCTTGAATCTCTAGAAAAATTTATAGATAAAAATGTAGAGTCTAATTAACTCCATGGATTACTTACAAATTGAACCAAACAAGTCAGTTCTTGTTTTAAATTCTAGTTATGAACCAATCAACATTACAAATTGGAAAAGGGCTGTGGTTCTTTTGCTCAAACAAAAAGCACAAGTTTTGTCCAAAAGAGTAATTAGATTATTGACATATGTAAAAATTCCTCTTTCTAAAATCATGCAGCATCGTCCATCAAAAAGCATGATTTATAAAAGAGATAAACATAAGTGTCAATATTGTGGATCTACAAAAGATTTAACTATTGATCATGTTGTTCCCAGAAGTCGTGGTGGACAAGATACTTGGGAAAATTTGGTAGTTGCCTGTTCTACATGCAACACCAAAAAAGGAGATCTTCTTCTTGAGCAAACTAACATGAAACTTGCAAAAAGTCCCAAGGCACATTATAATAAGGTTCAAATTGCCCTGAATGATGACAGAGTTTCTGAATGGGTGGAGTATACATTTTAACTATGAAACCAAACTTTCGTAAAGTATTAGAAATGGCACTAGAAGAAGGTGTACGTTATGGGTATAATCGTGCCCATAAGCATGTAGAAAATCCACATCAAGATGCCGTGGTTGATTGTGTAGTTGAGGGTGCTATGAACTCTCTGTATGAATGGTTTGATTTTGAAGAGGATTATAAAAATGACTGAACGATCACAGGCATTTATGAATGCTGTATGGGAACGACGAAATAGTGGTGCTGATACAGAAGAGAAGTTAGTGGCAGCAATTCTTCAAGTTGCCGCAGAAACTGTGCAGTGGTATAATGCACAAAATAATATGATCGTATTGGATAAAAATGATATGTTACAACTAGCAGAGGAACTTGAAAAATGACAAGGGTGTTGAGCATAGATTTGGATTATATCAGTAGTCCTTACTCGGATTTAATTCGTCAAATGTTCAATGTAAATAGTTCTTATCGTTGGAGTAATTTTATGGAAAATACTCCTTTTCATAAATCTCATTTTTTTATTGATCAATCCAATTTAACATTTTGTTTTAATATTTTTTTAAAATCATTAAAATATAATCCAAAAGTTTCTTTTGGATATGATCATGACTCAATATTATTCTCCATCAATAAAGAAAATAATATTGATTTAATAAATATTGATCATCATGATGATGTTTTTAGTGGGATTATAAAAAATCCAAATGAAGAATATGAAGCACTCACTAAACACAATATTATAAATGAAGGAAATTGGGGGGCTTTGTTGCATAAATTAAAAAAATTAAATTCATTTACATGGATTAAAAACATTAATAGTGATATTAATGGTGACAGAGATAACAGAGCTAAACAATTTCTTGGAAACTTATATCAATCTTATTTAAAAGAAGATTATATTTTTGAAGATTATAATTTTGATTATGTATTTTTATGCTTATCTCCTCAATATATTTTTCCAGACCACTGGCATTATTTTTCAATGTTTATTAGTGCATATGAAGAATTTTCTGAAAAAACTGCAGTAATATATACAGATAAGTATGAAACCAATATTCGCCATTTAAAAACACATGAACAAATTTTAAATCAATGTTCAAATAAAATGTCCTTTAATAATTTACGTAAAAATTTAAACAATGAAATTATCTAAAATTGCAAAATGGTCTCACCGTTATGATTTTGGACACGATTGGTATGTTCAATTTCTAAACATTAAGCGTTGGAGTTTGCTTCAAATTTCTGTGAGTTGGAATGACTATACTTCTTGGCCTTATCTACAAATTAAGTCAGGAAGTGGTGATGTATTGAGTATTGTTTTCTGGGTATATAAGTTTGGATTTGATGTTGATTTTTGTGGCAGAACTTGGAATTGGGATTATATGAAAGATATAGATGAAGATCCTGATCATCCTCAAGTAGATGAACAATAAACCAAATATGTTTGATATAAGGTCTGAATTCATATCACCAAAACAAGTCATAATTTCCGATGATATGGAATATCCATTATATCGGCAAGAATTAATAGACTTTTGTTATAATCAAAAGAAAATAGATCCAGAAGGAAAACATTACACAAATGTTGGTGGATGGCAAAGTTCTGATATATTGAATAAATTAAACAATAATACTGATTTTTTTATAAAAAGGTTAAAGCAAAATTTAAAACAATGTTTTGACAGTCAACTTATGATTTCTCCAGAATATAATCCACAAATAATAAGAATGTGGATTCAAATATCTGGTAAAAATAATTATAATACAGACCATACACATCCTATGTCACATTATAGTGGTGTTTTTTATGTCAAATGTAAAGATAATGATTTGAGAAATGGTTGTTTAAGAGTTAGTAGTTATTCAAATGCTCAAGAATTTCAAGAACTTCTTTTTAGAAAAGAAGAAATTAGAGATGAATTTATGATGCACCCTTCTTTTTCTTATCCCGCAAAAGAAGGAAGACTTTTACTTTTTCCATCTGGTCTTAATCATAATGTTTCTATAAATCAATATGATTATGATAGAATATCAATAGCTTTTGATATTCTTTTTGATAGATGACAAAACCATTACCCGATAAAAAAAATCTTGACATCATGTGGACTGTGGCAACCTCAACCAGTATTGAAACTGGCACAAGACCCCATTACGGGTTTGCCTACCTGCTGTATGATTACCTCACAGACAACCTCAAAAACACCTATGGAGTCGAACTCTGCTATGAACCTCAAAGAGAAAAAAGCACTACTGAAGAAACTTGAGAATGCTGCCAACACCTGTTTTGATTGTGGTAAAACGTATGGAGTGTATTCCGTAGGTTGTTCCTCTGTTTATGAATCAAAGTGTGGTGTATGTGGTGAGATCAAACCCATCACAGAGACCCGTGATTTCGCTTACTTTATAACTGGTATTCGCAAACTGAAACTGGAGATTCAAAATGAGAAGAGTAACAGTCAGACCCAAAAGCAAGAAGGCTAAGAACCGTCTTGCGAATATGATGGACAACAACCCTATCTGTATTGTGGAACAGGATAAGGGTGATGGTATGCTATTTCTCGCATCAGAGAACCAGAAATACTTTTTCTGGGTGAATATCAACGACTTCTGGGAATGTGATTGGGAGGTGCTCTAATGAACTACTTATGCTTTGTTGATGGTCTTTTAGAATACGCCAGCACTTCTGAAAGTAGTTTTGCTCACTATCAGTTAGTGTATGCTGAAGAGCACAAAAATGCTAATGTTCAGTATCTGACTCTGACTGATGAAGAGTATGATGAAATGTTCCCTTATGAGGAGGAAGAAGAATGAGATTTCGTGACATAGAATTTAGATGGAGTAAATGCAACAACAAGTATGAACTCGTCAAGTGGTATCCCCAAACTCACGGTGAAACCTGTTGTGTCGTTGCCTTTTTTGATAAAGACAAAGAAGGTTATGATATGAGAACTATATCTTCAAGATTTTTTGAAGATAAAGACGCATTCGTAGTAGGAAAATACGCAATTGAGTTTCTCAACGAAACTTTTGAGATTGAAAGGATTGAAGAGGAACTGAAATGAATAAGGATGAATACTACGATTGGATTGCCGAAAACGACACATACCCAGAACATTCTCATAAATGGATAGTAGGACTTTATAACAAATATGAAGGTGTAGAGGCACTTCACAGATACTTTGGTCCTTTTGAAACTCAAAATGAAGCACGATTTTTTGCTTCAGACTATAAGGACAAATACACAAAACCTGGATTTATTTCCAGAACCAAAATCTTTCCCCTCTGTGAGGTAGTAAAGGACACTTGAAGAACTGGCACAGGGCATCTCCACAGGTGCCCTTTTCGTTGTATAATGACTTCATAGACAACAAACCGATGACTGACCTTTCCAACTACACTTACAAGCAAATACAAGAACTTGAAAAGCAAATTGAAGAACAGAAGAGGTTGATTCAAGAACGCAAAGAGTTTTTGAGTCAAACAAAAGACTGTGCGGTTGGATATAAGGTGACTTTTTGTGTGAAGTTTAATCCTTTTGTTCACGAACACGATGAACTGAATAGTGTGGAGGAGTTTGGTGATTGGTTGGTAAATGATAATGCAAGACAAATTATTGAATACTTTGAACTTAAAACTCCTGCTGAAGATGTAAGTGGTTTTGTGATTACCGAAATGAATGATGAGGACAAGGAAGAATGGAAATGTTTTTGGGAGAATGCAGAATGAAACTTGATGGATTTGATTGGGTATTTTTGACTATCCCTATTTTTATAATCGTTGCTGCTGGTGTTCTCACTTATGATGCCCAACAACAACGAGCACTCTTCCAACAAACATACAATAAGAACTTGGAGTGTCGTCAAGCACTCAAAGGACAAACAGTAGGACGAGTGAATGAGATTTGTGGAGATGTTCCACAAATCAAAGATTTTACTGGAGGAAACTGAAATGACTGAACCAACAGACACAGAAATCCTTGAATTTCTACTCAATCAGTTCCAAGCACACAATCTAAAAATGAATGGTGAAAGTGATTGGTATTTTATCAATACTGGATTTCCTATGAGTAGAGCAAAAGGACAAACCGCAAGAGATGCTGTAATTAATGCTATGATGGCAAAATGAACTCCAACATCAAAGAAAATCTAATCCTCATTCAAGAGGTTGCTAACAAAGCCCTGGAACTCCATAAGAATTCAACAGAACGATTTGGTGGTGTAAATTATGACTGAACCAACCGACGAACAAATTGATGAACTCTGGGATGAGATTGAAGGGTATTACAATCTTTATCCCGAAGTTAGAAATACTGTCCGTGAGGCACTCAATCGTTGGGGAAATGTGGAGATTGAAAAATGATTGACTACACACTTATAGAATTGGTGGAACAACGGATTTGTGATGGGTTTTGATTATGAGTGAAGCAACTGACAAAGAAATCTTTCAACTTAAAAAATATATTGAAATTTTAGAAGAAGATAATAAATGGTGTCATTCCATCATTAACAAACAACAAAGAAACCCTATGAAGTTCAGTGATTTACCCAATAATTCTTGTGAAAAAGTAATGGTTCATCTTACTGACATAAGAACTCAACCATTCACAACTGACGCACTCACCATTCGGGAACTCAAAGAAATCTTGAGTGTTCTTCCTGATACAAATGAGTATGGTGAGGATTTTGAGGTGTGGATGAGTGTTGGCAATAATCTATCAAATGTGGTAAAATCTGTATGGTCGTTGAACTTACGAAACGACGGTTGTGATATTATTTTAGAATGATGATAAATGAATGATGCTCTCATAAAAAAGTTCTATGAACTTTACCCAGAGAAAAAAGAAAAACCAAAAATTCCAAGAATAGAAGATTATGAGGGTGAAGAAACAATCGCAGATGAACTGAAGAAATCAAAATCACGAAAAATCATATCTTATGACCCTGATGATTTGAAAGCATCTTTTGTTGCCATAGCAGAAAGAGTAAAAAATGGTGAGGCACAAGTATCCAGTATGAGTATGGAAAGGGATTGGATGAGTGGAACAAAAATTACCTTTGAGGTTTCTTTGGACACTCCCTAAACTGGCACACCCCTCCTTGTGATGGGGTGTGTTTTGCCTTATAATACTCTCATACACACAGAAACCTGATGACTAACTCAATCATTCCCAAAGTCGCATACATTCCTCTGGAATATCATATGTCTGTTGAAGATTTCTTGGAAGTTTGGAAGGATATGGAAATGGAAGAGGAACCAACCCAAGAAGATTATGATACTGCTGTTCTTGAACGGGGGAAATCGTATTTTTATGATATGAGAGGATTATTTGAAAAGTACATTCGTTTGGAGGATGCCTGATGACTGACGAACAAATCCTAAAACTTGTAAAAGAACACTTTGAAGAAGATTGGGATGAAAATGATGGTTGGGAGTATTCTGGAAACTTTGATGCCTTTGTGAAGTTTGCCCAAGAAATCTTTCAAATGGGTTATAATGAAGGTAGTT